TTTGAACCTCTACTATGTAATTTATCAGTAACCATATGTTTTAAACGTTGATAGTAAGTAGGACCAATAAATATTTCTGTTTTAATTTGCTCACCTGTTCTACCATTATATAATATTTCATTGCCATATCTTTCCATTCCTGATTTTTCTAATACTTTAGCAATATTTTCTACAGTACAGTTTGTAAATGGAGTAGAATCTCCAAATGAACCCAAATGACATGCGGCTTTACCCATAATACATTCCATTAATTGTGCCATAGTCATTCTTGAAGGAATTGCGTGAGGATTCATAATAATATCAGGTGTAATCCCACTTTTTGTAAATGGCATATCTTCATGATTATATATCATTCCTATAGTTCCTTTTTGTGCTGATCTTGATGCTAATTTATCACCAATTTCTGGTTTTCTATTATTACGAACTCTTACTTTACAAAAACTATATCCATCACTATTATAATTAGTATAATTATAATCAATATAACCCTCGTCATTTGCTTTCATACAAGAACTATTATCTTGATAATTATTAATACCATTTGTTTTTCTTGGCATTACTTTTCCAATAATAATATCATTTCCATCGACATAAGTATTTTTATCAATAAATCCATTTTCATTTAATTTTTTGTATGAAAATGATTTAGTGTTATTTTGTTCTGTAGGTTTCATAAAAACCTCTTCTTCTCCTGTACTATGATTTTTAGAACATTGATCTCTAAATGCTTTATAATAGGTACTAGTAAATAAACCTCTGTCTAACGATGATTTATTAATCATTACACTATCTTCTTGATTAAAACCAGTATGAGTCATAATAGCAACAATAGCGTTTGTTCCAGATGGTAATTCGTTACTGTGAGTATATTTAGATAATTTTGTATATACAAGGGGTTTTTGAGAATAATTTAAGATATTTCCCATAGTATCAATACGATTATTGAAATTGCTCATATAAATACCAAGAGCTTGTTTTCCCATAGCACAATTACTAACTGCGAAACCATTACCACCAATAAAACTGTGATTTTCACTTTCGACAGTAATATCAGAAATTTTATTAATTTTAGATATATATTTGTTATTTAGTGGAACAAAACATATGTCATTTTCAATATAAACTTTTTTTTCCCATTCTTCAAAGGTATTATAAATATTTTTTACATAAATTTTATTAATAGAATTAATATATTTTTTATGTTTATTATATTCATTTTTAATAAATAATTTATTTAATAATTTATGGTTATAATTAATACCATAATTGTCCATAACAAATTCTAAATCATTATTATCTAAATTTTCCATATCATAATTATAATAATAATTATCACAATTATTTTTATAAATTAGATATTCAATAATTAATTTAGGGTCATGAATATCTGTTTTAAATGAATTATTAACAGAAGAATTTAATCTATATTCATTACATAAATATGATGATAAGAATTCATATTGAATATTAAGACTACATTTAAGTAACCAAGATAAATTATAACATAAATTCTTAATAACAATAAGAAATTTCATATCTTTATAATTAAATTTTTTAAATCCAAGATAATCAACATCTCTAATAAAAGCTTTTTTATCAATTTCATTAGTAAAGTTAAATTCAGAAGCATAATAATAACCACAAAGTCTTGCTATAATAGGTAAATTATAATTATCATTATATAAAGGTGTTATATTTAATTCATTAAGAAGTTTATCTTTATAGTCATAGATAAATTCTTTATCTATATTTTTATATTCTTTATTACTCTTATAATTAGTATAAATACCAACTTTAATATTATCATCAATATCCTTTACTTCTACCCAACCTTTATTTGTCATGAATTTATGGTCATAAGTTGCTATAATATTTTTACCATTAGCTAATATAACATTATAAGATGTTTTATTTGTTATTCTATTATAATGATGAACAACCTTTGTATGTTCTGTTTCTTTAGTAATAGGATTAAAACATATAACTTTATCACCAATACATACATTTTTAATTTTTTTAAATGTCCCATTACTCATCATAACAGTTTCATTTTCCCATAAACATTGATAACAATTACGAGGAGATTGATTATGGTCACTAAAAGGAATATTAACACCAAGAATACCATTAATAACACTTGGATGAATTTCACAATGAGTATAAAATGGAGGATAAGAAGTACCTTTCATACCTTTAGAAAGTTCATTAAAATTAACAGCGATCATAGAATTATTAAGTTCTTCTGAATCTAAATATTCAATGAAACCTTCTTCAATATTAGAAATGTCAATATTTTTATCCATTGATGTGTTATAAGTAGAGTATGGGGAGATAAATGATTCAAATGTTTTATTTTTAGAGAATTCTTCCCAAGTAATATTTAATTTTTTTAGAATATTCATAATTCTTAGAGAACGATTATTATTTTTATCAATATCTACAATTAAAAGGGGTCTAAACATTCTACCGGCTTCTGTACTAATAATTATCGCTCCATCTTTAATATTCCATACAATTGAAGTCATTGGATAAATAATTCCAGAACGTTTATATTTTTTAAGAGTATTATATAATTGTAATGGGTTACTGTGATAACCAATAATATCACCATTAATATGAACAGCAACATTATTTTTATCTCCTAAATTATCTAAAATATCATTTTTCTCATTATCACTAATATAATCATTTAAAGAAACTACGCCTAAATCTAATAATAAATCCCTAATAAATTTACTATTCATTAGTAAAGAAATATTAGTGCTTAATGCCATATTCTTAACAAGTCCAACAGAAGCACCTTCTGGAGTTTCAGCTGGACAAATTAAACCAAATTGAGAATTATCAAGTTTTCTAGGTTGAACAAGCTTACCATTTTTTTCCATAGAGGTATTAATTCTTCTCAAATGTGATAAAGTACTAGCGTATGACATTCTATTAAGAACTTGTGAAACACCTTGTTTGATATTTTGAAAAGTACCAATACTTTTAATACCCCAATTACCAGTAGATAGTGAATATCTTAACCAAGAATCAAGTAATGATTGTTTAAAATATCTATGAACATTTGTATCACTAATAATATCATTAGTACTAATAGTATTAGTATTTGCTCTCCAAAGTCCAAGTTCTCTTTCAATAAGTGCTTTTATTTCTTTAGTCATTTTACCATAACATTGTCTAAATAAATTACTCATTAAGATACCAGGTGTATCAATTCTTTTATTCATATAAGAATCGCGATTATCATAATTTTCTATTTTTAAATGTATTTTGATTAATTTACGAATCATATATCCAAGATATAATGCTTTTCTTCTATAATTTTTTCCTACATGTGGAAGGAAATCATTAATAATATAATTATTTAAAATATTTAATGATTCTTCATGAGAAAGTTTATTTGAACCCGTCATTATTTTAATAAGAACATTTTCTGCTTCTTCTTTGTTATGAATATCACAAGAATCTTCACAACAAGCCATTAATTCATTCATAATTTTTTTAGAATTAACATTGTTAAAATCATAAACAATATATTTAATAATTTCTTTATCACTAATTATACCTAATACCCTAAACATAATAAATACTGGGATTTCATTACGAATAAATGATGTATTTAGTCTGATAATTCTTCCCATATGATTTATTTTACCAGTCATATTAAGACTAGTAGTTTTGGGTGGTAAATAATTTAAATCACTCATAGATCTAATTTCTGCATATAATCCTTCGGAACTGTTATTAGGCTGAAATACAAGGGTCTTATTTTCATTAATTCTATCTTGTGAAATAAGAACTTTTTCATTGCCATTAACAATAAAGTAACCTCCATAATCATATTTACATTCATTATTATTAAGTTCTCCAATAGAAGGAACTTGTTGTAATAAACAACCTTTGGAACGAACCATAATAGGAATTTTACCGATATAAACATTTTTTACTGTTTTATCGAATTTTTCAATAACGCAGTCGCTATTTACTAGTTCAATAACAATATGAACATCAACATATAAATTAGAAGAATAAGTTAAATTATTCATTCTTGCGATATGAGGACTCATAACAGTTAATGTACCATCAGATAAGTGATATGAAGGTTTAGTTAATGATGGGTTGATAACATTTAAAGAAATTTTGTAATTTTGTAATCCATTATCATTTTTAATATTTGGATTAATTTTGATAGGATTAAAGCCGTTAATAATATGTGATAGAGTAGTATCTAAAAACTTATTATAACTTTCGATTTGATGTTTAACAAGTGGGTTAGACGACTCATGACTTCCACTTTTTTGAAAATATTTATCGATAATGTTCCAGCAAATATCATCAATACTTTGGGAGGTCATAATTAATAATAAAAAAAAATTAGAAATATATAATCATTTTTTATTTATTTTTTATATGACATTTTATATTCAACTTCATTTTCTAATTCAATATTAAAATTATTTTTTTGATAAAAATGTAATAAATAATTTGTGTTTTTTTTATTTTTATCTATAAAAAGACTTATTTTACCTTTTAATAATTTTTTACATGTATTTATCATTTCTGTGGCAATACCTTCGCGTCTATAATTAATATCTGTACAAATTTGGTTTAATAAATTATCATAAATACCTATAAAACCTACAATAGTGTTATCTTTTTTATATAAAATAGCACTTTTATTATCATTAAATCTGTTATTATCAAAATATTTATTAATAAGTTTATTTGCTTGTGAAATTTCACTAGTATCCATATTACTAATTAATTTAAGAGTTATCATAATAAAAAGTATAATAATATATATTTATATATCTTTACATAGTTAAATATTTGAAAAGTACATGTTTTATAATTTTATAATTTTTTAAAAATAATTTTTAATTTTTTATTTTTATTAGAACATGTACTTTTTTTTATTTTAGTTATATATATAAAAAAATGATTTATTAATAATAAATATAATTATCATATGATAATGAAGCGATATATTACGATTCTATTATTAAGTGTATTTACAACTTCGTATAGTTTTAAATTTGGTATGAATCTAAGAAATAATAATTTACCAATTGATAGAAAATTGTATGCTAAATATTTAATAGATACGCGAAGGTCACAAAAATTAATTAAAACACAATCAGAAACATTAGTTAGGTTTTTAAATAGAACTATTGAAACTGTGGAAAAAACAAAATTAGAATTAGATACAGAAGAAAGTAAAATTAAAAATATAATTATTGGCGATAGTATCTATTTAGATATAGAAGGAATTAAAGAGATTAAAATAATAGCGAAAGAAGATAAATTAACAATAGAATTAGATAAGGAAAAGAAGTCTAATAAAATATTAAAGGATGTTGAACAATTATCGAGAAATATAAAAGAATTAGATTATCTTCTATCATTATTAGATATAATATTAACTATTTATAAATAAAAATTATATAAGGATTACACAATATATAAGTATGTGAAGGAAATGAAATATTTATTTTTTTAATAAATATAGCTCAAAATTATGAGTACTTGTCGTTGTGCCCGAGTGGTCTAAGGGGACAGACTTAAGATCTGTTGTGCATAAGCACGCATGGGTTCGAACCCCATCAGCGACACCAAAATAATCAAGAGATATATTTATACTTTATTACTAATTTTTTTTATTTAAAATATAACTCAAAATTATGAGTATTTGTCATTATGCCCGAGCGGTCTAAGGGGACAGACTCAAGTTCTGTTGTGCCTAGCACTCGTGGGTTCGAATCCCACTAATGACAAAACGATATATTTAGTTATATTTTTATTATATGTCAATAAAACTATAATTACATTTTTTAGTATTTTCGTAACCATGTTTGATTTTTAATATATTATAAAAAGTAATATTTAATTTATTTTAAATATTCAGTATTATTAAATTTTTTTTTTATAATTATTAAATTATTTTGAGTAATAACTAATTTGATTACTTCTTTAATATGGATAATTTCTTACTTATGAATCTAAAAATAATTTATATTATATAAATTATTTATATTATTATAAATATTTATTTATTTTGTTTTATTAAAAAAGCCTTAAAATAACATTAATTTATGATTAATTTATTAATTATATTTATCACATAATGGTAATAATTAAATTATAATATTTATTAAATAAAAAAATAATTTTATTTTTAATAAAAAAATTTAGGTGAAAAAATTTTTTAGTGA